GTCAGGACGGCCTGCCCACCGATTACGTGGATGCCGGCGGGCCGATGGTGCTGCAGGTCCTGAATCGGCTCAGCAGCCAGCCGCTGATGGTGGATCCCTGGATGTGCGAGGTGCAGGGCAACGCCTGGCGGTCCAACATTCGGGGCCTTTTCAAATGCACCCGCGACCCGCTGACGCCACCGCAAAAGCCAGCGCCTGGCGCCAGTGCTGAACAGATGCGGGAATGGCGCCGCCGGACGGCAGAGGCATGGGCCGACGAGCGCCAGCACGCCCGCGCCAGGGCGCGGATCGACTGGGACATCGCCGAGGCTGAAGCGTTCAGCGGTGCGCCGGTCTGGTTTCGCTGGGTCGCGGACTATCGGGGCCGGCTCTATCCCAGCAACAAGAGCACCAGCCACCAAGGCCCAGACCATCAGAAGGCGCTGGTATGCCTGCCTGGTGAACCAGCCGATCACGAAGCGGCGGAGTGGATCCTCAAGGCCGCGGCCGGCCACTGGGGACTGGGCCGGGCCAGCTGGGACGAACGGCTGCAGTGGGGCCGGGCGAACATCGACCGCTTGCGCGCCATTGCCGAGGCACCCCTCGATCGGCTTGAGCTGTGGCGTGATGCTGCAGATCCGTGGCAGTTCCTGCAGCAGGCCCGGGCGTTCTCGTTGTGGCTGCAAGACCCAAGCACCCCAATCGGTGCGCCGATCCGCCTGGATCAAACCACCAGCGGGCTTGGCATTGCCGCGGCCTTGGTGCGTGATGCCCGACTGGCAAGGGAAACCAACCTGATCGGCTCCACGCGCCACGACATCTACGGCAATGTCGCCGCAGCTGTGACGGCGACGCTGCAGCTGCACCTCGAGGCAGGGCTGCCTCACCAGCAGCGCAATGCAGCGCGCTGGCTGGAACTCGGGATTGACCGCAGCCTGACCAAACGGCCGGTGATGCAGGCCGTGTACGGCGGCACGTTCCAGAGCCTGTTCGATGGCTTGGCGGATCACCTGCGCGAGATCAGTCCACCCAGCAACGCAGCCGAGTACGACCGCAGCGTGGTGGTGCCGGCCCGGTACCTAGCGGGGGTGATGAGGGGGATCCTCAAGCCGGAGCTGGAGCCGCTGCTGCAGCTGAAGGACTGGCTCAAGGAGCTCAGCGCTGCAGTGGTGAAGGGCGGCCAGCCTCTGCGGTGGACAACGCCCAGCGGGTTCCCCGTGGTGATCGGCGCCAAGCAATCGCCACGAGCAGCGGTGAACACGCTGGTGCATGGCCGCCCCCGGTGGGAGGCGCCTGATGCCGACCTCCGCCGCAAGGAGCTCAGCGTGCTGGCCAGCAACAGATCGATCACGGCCAATCTGATCCACTCGTTTGACGCAGCGCTGGTGGCTGCTGTCATCTGCAGGGCTGAGGGTGTGGGGGCTTACGCCCTGCCTACTCATGACTGCTTTGCCGTGGTGCCAGCTCGCGTGGGCTGGCTGCATCAAACCCTGCATTCAGAGCTGCGAACGCTGTACCTGCCCGACTGGCTGGCTGAGCTGCGCAGCGAGATCGCTTGCTACAGCAAGGCCAAGAAGCTGCCGCCGCCGCCAATGGTGGGCACGTTGACGCCTGGCAGCATCGGCCAGAACCCGTATTGCTTCTCGTGAGCCACGCCTAGGACTGTCGCAGGCGTTGCACACACGATGCAACAACGCTACGGTGCCGCTGCATTTGCACCGCTGCAGAACTGCATGGCTTCCAAAGTGCTTGTCTCGCCCGCTGGCGAGCTGATGTGGGCCAAGGTCCTCAGGCCTGGCATTGCCAACAAAGGCAAGCCGTCTGAGAAGGAAATGTGGTCCGTTGATCTACTGCTGAGCAAAGACGATGCCGAGGCTCAGGCCTTTGTGAAGCTGCTCAAGGAGCGCTTCATCGAGGCTCACGGCACGGCAGCACGGCCCGGCCCCAACGGCCTGCCGTACCGCACCTACATCGATCAGAACGGCGACGAAACCCAGCTGTGGGTGTTCCGGTTCGGCCGAAACACGATCACCAGCCGCGGCCAAGAGCTGGCTCCGCCCGTGGTGCAGGACGCTGCTGGCAACCCCTGGCCCAAGGATGTGCTGATCGGCAACGGCAGCAGCGGCCGGGTGGCGTTTGACCCCTGGCACTGGACCAACCCCGAAGGAGGCAAGGGCATCAGCTGCAACCTGCAGGGCGTGCGTGTTCTCCACCTTGTGGAGTACCAGGCGCCGGATCCGGGTGCGGCCTTTGGTGAGCCCGAGAAGGGCTATGTGCTCACCGGCAACGAAACCCGCAGCGCTGAACCGGCCGCGGCTCCGGCCAAGCCGGCTGCCACTGCAACGGTGTGGGACGCCGACGAGGAGATCCCCTTCTGATGGCGCTGCGCACTGCTGAGTTTGTGCTGCCGTTGCCGTTGCAGCCCAAGGCGCGCCCCCGGTTTGAGGGCCATGCCTACACCGACGGCAAGTACCGCAGCTGGATGAAGCAGTGCCGGGCAATTCTCGGCGAGTGGTGGACCCGTCCGCCGCTTGGAAAGGGTGAAGTGATTGCGGTCCACTTCACCTTCCGCGGCCCCGGCACCAGCGATCTCGACAACCTCCAGGGCGCCGTCATGGATGCCGGCAATGGGGTGGTCTGGGTCGATGACCGGGTGACCGTGCTGACGCGCATTGAGGCGCAATGGGAGAAGGCTCCCAAGACCAACCAATCCATTTCGTTGAAGGTGATTTGGGATGACAAAAACGCTGCCGCTGCGGCGGCTTGATCCATGAACTGCCCCCACTGCGGCCACCTCCATACCCGCGTCACCGACACCAAGCGGGTGCTCGAGGGTCTGCGCCGCTACCGGCGCTGCACTAAATGCCACAAGCCATTTGGCACCCTGGAGCGCGTCGAGGAGTGGGATCCCACGGTCAACGCCTACGCCGTGGTTGACGTCCCCGCAGCACCACAGCTGCAGGTGGTGCCGCCGACGCCGGCCGAAGCTCCAGCCGCCAAAACGCCACGCCGCCGCGGGCCGAGCTGGCAGCCGTCCAGTGATGACACCCTGCTCGACTACGTGACGCCCGATGCCAAGCCGCTGCTGCTGCAGTGGTGGAACGAATCGCGCTGGTCAAGGCACAAGAGCAATGCCACCTGGACCGAAGCCGCCTGGCGTGCATCGGTCACTCGGGTCAGCAACATGCCGACCGATCTGCAGCTGCAGCTCTGCACAGCAGGCGTTGAGCATGGCTGGCAAACCCTGAAGCTCGAATACCTCATCGGCTTGGGCCGACATGGTGCGCAGCCCGCGCCTGTGTCATCAGGTCGGCCAATGCCGCAGGACCCGCGGATGCTGGAGGCCATCCGCCAAGAAAACCTCGCTACCGCAGGGGAGCCATGGCCCGCAGCATGACGATCGAATCGTTCATGGTTGGCGCCGACATGGTGGCGTCACACCTGCGGGTGAAAGACGTGGACCGCTGGAGCCCCCAGGTGGGCCGGCTCAAGTACCACAGCTTCACCGGTGAGTTCCCCGAGGTGAACGACAAGCAGTTTCTGTGGAGCTGCGAGAAATGGATCCAGGGCCTGCCGCCTGGATTCACGCGCTATCCCACCTGGCGGGAGCTGATGGCGCCGCTGTATCGCACCGAGAACGGCCTGGCGAATCGCAGCTGGGGATTCAACCCGATGCTGCCGCCGGCCTTGGCGCCATCTGCCGAGCAACTGCTGCTGCTGCCCACAAAGCGCCGCTCGATTGCGGCGGTGCCAGACCCGGGCAACGCCGAGGCCTACGTGCCGTTCGAGACCGACCAACTTCCAATGCTGCCACCAGCCGCAGACGAGACGCCGCTGACACCGAAGCGGTGGAACGACTACCTGCGCTGGGTGAAGCAGGAGGAGGCCGCCGCCGTGGAGCGCTGATGGAACCGCTGATGAGCCTGCACGAGGTGCGCAGCATTCTTGAGCGCGGGCTATTGACCGGAAAGTGGTCAGTGCTCCAGTTCAACAAAACCGGCCGTGATGTGGTGTTGCCGAGCAAGGAGTTCCTAGCTGCACACCCACAGTTCGAGGACATGGAGTTCCGCGACATGGCGGCATTTAGGAGGACACACAGATGAGCTGGACCTACGACTACGAGCTTGGCCAAGACGTGGTGGTTTACCACCAAAGCAAGTGGTGCCGCGGTGCCATTGCCTCCAAGCGCACGCGATCACTGATGACGTTCCTCGGCAAGCACGGATACGTCAATGTTCACGACCCTAGAAACATCAAACCATGGGAACCCCCTGCACCCGATCAGAGCCAACCCTCGACATTGAACGAGCCGCCATTGTTCGACTTCTAGAGCGGGCTGTTCGCCACCGTGATGATTGCCTGGAAGGCACCTACCAAGCCGGCTGGTGGGACGGGCACATCCGCTGCCTGCAGCTCATGCTTGAAATGGAGGAGGAGTGATGGGGTGGAACCCACGCGCCAAGCTGGACGAGATGGCGCCAGAGCCCAAGCTCGGCGCCGGCTTGAGCCGCCCCGTCAGCGCAGCGCATACGAGGTTGTATCGACTACTGGTTAAGCGTCCAGGATCACCTCAGATGGCGGTGTCCCTGCGCGCAGAAGACAAGCGAAGCGCGCTGCAGTACGCCCGCAACCGTTGGCCTGATTGTTCTGTGGAGTTTGCAAAATGACTAACAAGACTCGCAGCCTGCTGCATGACATGGCAGAGCACATGGAGTACATGCAGACGTGCCTGAAAGAATGCCACCAGCTCGATGAGTGGGATGACTACCACTGGTTCCGCCACAGCGAGGAGCTGCTGGCCAGAGCGGCTGAGGTGCTGGGGGAGGGGAAGTGAAACTCCTGATCGACACCGAGCTCTACGTCTACCGCGCTGCCACCGTCCACGAGTTTGAGGCGGAATGGGAGCCCGACATCTGGAGCTATTTCTGCCGGCACGATGACGCCAAGGTTCACATCCAGGACGACATAGCCGACGTCTGCGACCTGTTCCCCGATGGCCAGGTGGTGTTGTGCTTTGGCGCCAAAGCCTCATTCCGCTATGGCGTCTGGCCGGCGTACAAGGCGAACCGCAAGACCTACCGCAAGCCCGCCGGCTACCGCGAGCTATGGCGCTGGTTGGAGTCGGTGGCCCCCACTCGCGGCTGGCAGCTGGCCAGGCTTCCTGACGTGGAAGCCGACGACGTGCTTGGCATCCTTCACGAGCCAGGCGATGTGATCGTCTCTTGGGACAAGGACCTCAAGACTGTGCCGGGCCTGCACCTGTGCCACGACGAAGTGGTGGAAGTGTCGGAGCACGAGGCAGACCTGCGGTTCTTTACGCAGGTGCTGACCGGTGACACCGCCGACAACTACCCCGGCTGCCCTGGCGCCGGCCCGGTCAAGGCTGCTGAGCTGTTGGCCGATTGCGAGACACCTCTGCAGATGTGGAAGGCGGTGCTTGGGGCCTACAAGAAGAAGCAGCTCACCGAGCGTGACGCCATTGTTCAGGCCAGGTGCGCTCGCATCCTTAGGGCTGGTGAGTACGACCACGACAATGGCACTCCCGTGCTCTGGAACCCTCCGGTAGCCTGACCACATCTGCAGATGTTCAGTGCTACAGGCGATCGTTACTCCTGAGCTGATCAACAGGGTGCAGCAAGCCTTTCCTGCTGCACCGTCGCGGCTCATGACGCAGCGAGAGGTTGACCACTGGATTGGACAGCAGGAAGTGATCGCTTATCTCGGGCGATTGCTTGAGCAGGAAAGCGAAGAACCCCTCGATCTGGAGAACCTCTGATGTGCTTTGGAGGAGGCGGCAGCCCAGCCACGATCACGATGCCCGACACGGGCGCCTACGACCGGATGGCTCAGGCGCAGTTCGATGCAATGCGCGCCGCTCAAGATGGCGAGGTCAAGCTGAAGCAGGCTGAACTCAACCAAGCCCTTGCCGCCCAGCAAGACACCCTGGCCCAGTTGCGCGACGTCAAGACAGCGCGCGCGAACGACACTGCAGCCAATGCTGCTCGAATGGCGGCGCTGCTTGGGCCGCCGCCACCAGAAAAGGGCGCCCAGGCGCCGGTGCTTGGCTCAGATCGAGCAGAGCGCAGCCGGCCTGCAGGCAAGCGCGGTATGCGGATTGACCGCGAAACCGTCAGCACGACCGCTGCTGGCACTGGCCTCAACATCACCTCAGGAGCGACCTGATCATGTGCTTTGCCAAGAGGGCCTCTGGGCCGCAGCTCGTTGTTCAAGGGCCCAGCCAGGAGGAGATGGACCGCCAAAGCCAAGCATTGCAGGCCTACCAACAGCAGGCAGCTGCCCAGCAAAAAGCCATGGCTGATCAGCTGCAGCAACAGATCGACCGCGCCAACGCAGAGGCCCAGCGGCAGCGCGAGCAGTTGGCAGCCGAGCAGGCCGCCACAGTTGCGCGTCAACAGAGCACCTACACCGTTACCGCTGCGCAGTCCGAGCCGCCAGCGGCGGCGATGACAACCACAGCTGCCAAGCCCAAGGAGAAGCCGCGAGCTGGTCTCAAGATTGCCCCCGGATCCACGCCAGCCGGTAGCGGTGCCGGCCTCAACATCGGGATCTAATGAGCTGCTCACGCGACTACGGCTACCTCGAGTCAGACCGCAACAACTACCTAGAGCGGGCCCGCACAGCAGCGCGCTACACGCTGCCGTACCTGATCCCCCTGAGTGACACCTACACCCCAGGGCAGAACGATCAGCACCCGCTGCCATGGAACGGCATTGGCGCCCGCGGCGTCCACAACATCACCAGCCGGCTGACGCTGGCCCTGCTGCCGCCCACTGAGACGTTCTTTCGGTTCACGATCGACGAGATCCAGCTGGCCGAGCAGGAGCAAACGGCGATGGCCGCTGGGGCCACGCCTGAGGACCTGGCCAAGAGCAAGTCAACCTTCGACATGGGCCTGGCCAAGCTGGAGCGGGCGGTGCTGCGCTCGATTGAAACCAGCAACGACCGGGTGGCTGTCCACGAGATGCTGCTCCACCTGATCGTTGGCGGGAATGCCCTGCTGTACGTGGGTGAGAAGGGCCTGCGCTGTTTCCATCTCAACCGGTACGTGCTGCGGCGGGACCCGATGGGGAACCCCCTGCAGGCGATCGTCTGCGAGGAGCTCAGCACCGAGGGTCTGCCGGACAAGGTGCGCCAGGTGCTCGAGGAAGACGACGATGAAATGCGGGGCCGAGAAGACAGCTCCCCCGAGGACGATACCTCCGAGTACGGCCGCACCATCAAGCTCTACACCGAGGTGGAGTGGGAGGACGGCAAGGTCACCTGGTATCAGGAGGTCAACGGCAAGGAGATCCCTGGCAGCCGCTACAGCGTCAAGGAGGCCGAATCGCCATGGCTGCCGCTGCGGATGTACCGCGTCGATGGCCATGACTACAGCCCCGGCTATGTGGAAGCCGCCTGCCTGGCGGACCTGCAGACCGCTGAGGCCCTGAGCCAGGCGATTGCCGAGGGCGCGCTGGTCAGCGCCCAGGTGAAGCACCTTGTGAATCCAGCCGGTATCGCCAACCCCAAGAAGCTGGCCGAG